CGGCAGTCGTGCCATTCAACGTAATGGCTTCCGACATCGGAATACCATAAACGTCTGTGCCGGTGATCGTCAGAACAGCAGTAGCTGCACCAGCTGCGTCAATAATGACGTTGCGTGGCACGTCCAAGGTGGCAACGCCGCCTGAGGCCAAAGAGCCGTTCAGGGTAGCATTACCAGCAGCGGCCAATGTCTGCTGCTGACAGATGCCATTCGTTACCAACGCGGCAGGAACCACGTCATAAACATTGATCGGCGACATGAAGACGCCCGGCTGCGAAGCCGTGCCGTTGTTAGCAAAGTTCCTACCTGCCCGGACACCATCAGAGAAGTGAGTCATGAGTTTTCTCCATAGTTAGGGGGTGGCGGATGCCACCCCCATTATCCGATTAGGAAGCGCCCTGTGAACCCCAGCCTGCGCGGAAGTTCGAGCAACCGAACGAATAACGCTCAATGGCCTTCGCCTTGAGGTTGTCGGTGTCGAAGTCCGTGTAGACGTCGGTTTCAAGAGCTTCACGCTCGTAGTACTTGAAGCCGTTCGGAGCGTCGGTCATCAGGAACCAAGAGTTGGTGTCCGTCAAGAACATGTTGACGCGATGACCCTGCGGAACCGCCGAGTTGTTATAGATCGCGTTGATGTCGTTGTTCGCCGTATCGACGCGGAACTGCGATTGCAGCAAGCGAGTCGCGGTCCACTGCAGTTCGGCTGGAACGATGAGCTTCGTAGGCTTCGTCATGATGCGGAGGCCCGCAGCATCACGGAAGCGCTGAACGCCAACGATGGCATCCTGAAGCGACGTTTCGTTCAAGTCAGCCTGTACCGAGAAGGTGTTGGCAACAGTACCGTTTTCGATGGGGTGAGCCGTCGAGAACAGTGGCTGGCCGTCACCAATTGGGAAGTTCGACGAGAAGCCGTTGTTTAGAACGGATGCGCCGAGAACTTCTTTGGTCTGTTCCATCGACTGACGAAGAGCCTTCGCCTGCAGTGGGAACGACGATTGGTACAAGTTGTCCTTGATCGCCTGACGGGTGATGATGAAACCAATGCTGGTGTAACGGTTTACATAGTTCGTTACATAGCGTTGACCCATTTCGCCGTAAGCGGTCGAGGCACCTTCTGCCTTGATCTGAGCCAAGCCAAGCAGCTTAACTTCGACTTCGATTTCAACAGCCTTATCGGATGAATGCTTCTCGAAGATTTCCGACCACTGACCGGGGTACATCGGATAGTCGCCGAATACGGCGGCCAAACCGGGCCGGAGCAGATCGCGGATTGCGGTTGTATTAATAGCCATTTTAAATTCTCCCTACTGGCTTATCAGATGCCGGTGACGCCACCACGATAGAAGTGGTTGTTGAGGACAACGAGCCAGTTAGCAAAAGCGCCAACAGCATTACCCGGAGTCGGGTCGAGCTGGAGGATTTTGCAGTTCAGCGTGCTGGTGTCGGCTTCCGATGCGTTGTTGATCGAAACGGCGGATGAACCCGTCGAAGTCGAACCAGCAGTGTACAAGAAGTTGATGTTCAAGCCACGATCAGCAAGAGCAAGCGGAGTGCCGGCAGTGCCAGTAGCGCTTGTTTCTTGGATCGAGAACACTGTGTTCGGATCATCAATCACGAGAGCCTCAACGACCGAGCCGGTGAGAACACCGGGGTTGCCGGGCCAGTAGTTCATGAACTTTACGACGCCAGTGCTGTCGGTGTACTTTACACCCCAGAACACGCCAACGCAGGTAGCGCCAGCAACGCCGACGCCCAATGTGCCGTCAGCAGCAAGAATCGTGACAGGATCGCCACGGAATAGTGCAGTCGCGTAAGCATTTGCAATTTGGTAAGGGTTGGTCGCGCCAGTCCAAGCAGAACCATCAAGTTTCTTGACGGGCTGAAAACCATTTGGCGCATTTGTGCCGTAAGACATACGGATTCTCCATGCTAAAATGAATGATTCGGCTTTAACCTGCCTGCTAGGTGACGCGATACGTGACGCGACATCGAATCGGCTACCCGCCGTAGGAGTGGCTACGTGACCACTATCGAGGTGCAGGATACGTGACCTGCGTCGAGGACAACAGAAATAACTTAATTCAATACCTACGTCAACAGCATAAAAAAACCCCCACCCAGTTGCCCGGGCAGGGGAAGTTCCCACAGCGCGTATCAGTGCACTGTGGCCGGAGATTAATCCTTAAACGACGTGACGCGCTCGAACGATACGCCGCTGTCCTTGTCCTCAAAGCGCGGGAGGTTCGGGTCGCTCTGACCAGTCCATGCCACGTCCTGCAGGGTTTCGATGTTTTCCAGATCGCGATCTTCGTTGCGCTCTTGAACGTCCCGTGTTGGGCATTCGCAGAGCATTAGACCGCCGCGACGGATGACCTGAACTTCCATGCCTTCATAGCCGGGAAGCGGAGGAGGAACCATTTCAGGGTGGCGTGACGCAGGAACTGGAGCCCAGCCCTTGATCATGCGATCCGTCATGTTGTCTGGATCGGGTTCGTTGAGGGTTGATTCGCGTACCCAAGCATATGTCATGCCCGAAGGAATCTTATCCTTTGGGACATATAGCTTGGATTGGAAGTGCGTTTCAGGGCGCTTGCGCATACCCGATTCGCGTGATTCTGCTGCTCGACTTTGCGAGATTCTTGATGCTCGTGCCATTATTAAGATCCTTTACTTTGTTTTTTTACCTGAACCGCATAATATCTTTCGCCTTGAGCGGGCGTCATACGGCTTCCATCCGGATTGCGGATTGCACCTGACTGAGCCAACTGGTGCGCCATGCGACGCTGGTCAGCTGTGAGGCGTATTGTTGCAGAGTTTTTGCCTTGCTGGTTCGGCGCGCTACGCTGGACAGGGGCAACATTAGATTCACGAGACATCGGTGGAGTTCTCTTGCTTGGGGTTGATACAGTCGAGAATGCGTCAGGATATTCCTTGCGCATGTGCCGGTCGATTTCCGTAAAGTAGTCAACGCCACCGATTTCGTCGTCACGCCCTTCAGAACGATACCGACGCTCGATGCGGCGCGCATACAGCGTTGCCTCTTCGTGCATCTCAGGATCGAACTCAGGAGACTGTGGCTGGAACCACTCGTTCTTCTGGATCCATCCAGCTGTGCGAGGCTCAAGTGTCGGCTGAGGCTCTGCTCTAGGCTGAACTTGCTGCTGAACCCTTGGGGCAGAAACCTTCTGCTCAGCTTCCCAGTTCTCAACGCCGACAAGATCGTTCTGCAATTTGTAGTAAACGCTCTGCAGTTCAATGATCTGCTCACTGTCGCCCATAGAATGAGCGTCCACCAGCTTCTGCTTAACAGCACTGGCTTCGTTGATGAGGTTGTTCTTGTAGTGCGTCATCATCGCAAGGTCAGACTGCTGGCGCATCTGCGCTTCATTCTGCAGGCGAGACTCAGCTTCCTGCGCACGACGCTCAGCCTCAGCAGCCTTGCGGGCCAGCTCAGCTATACGCTTGTCAGGTGAACGCTTGCGCTTCGGAGCCTCTTCTTCCTCAGGCTCTTCTTCTTCAGGCTCTTCTTCCTCAGCTTCAGCCTCTTCGGCCTCCTCTTCGGATTCTTCTTCCTGATAATCCGCTAGGCTCTCACCGAGATCGTCTTCGGTTATCTCGATGTCGATGTCTTCGGTCGGCCCTTCTTCCGTCAAAGGAAGTTCGGGGATTTCGTTTTCTTCATCCATGCTCTATTCCTTAATAATTGTTAGCGGCTTTGCCGGATTCGACATCTTCTGGGCCAGTAATAACAGCCATTACGCGATCATCAGGCAGGAGAGCCATTGCAACGCCACGATAGGAAACCATCGTCGATTCGTAGCGTGGGATTAAGATCCAGTCTCCGACCTTGCACCAAGGCCCAGAACGCTCAAACTTCTCACCCTGATAGGCTTCCGGTCCAACAGCGCACACCAAGGCCGAAACCGATGAGAACTTATCTTCAGCGCGAACCGTGTCAGGCAGGTAAAGCGTCACTTCCGTGCCGTCTTCCTTCTTGATCGTCTTCAACTCTTCAGGGCGGATGTAAATTTTTACAGCTACAAGATACCCAGCTGGCCGCATATCAAACGGTTGGCCGGTCATCTCTACAAACTGTTCATCGATGAATTGCTTCGCAAGCTCTTCTTCATGCGGTTCAATGTTACTCATGTTCATTAGTAATGACTCCTTTTTTCTTGCTCCGGTATTTTATCATCATCAGGCTGCATCATACGTTTATACTCGTCGGCGATGACCTGAATTGCAGCCGTATAGCCACGCACCAACGCATTCCCCTCCAGAACCTGAAGGGCAATCTCTTCTGCCGACGATGCAGGAACATAACGATCCCCTTGGCTCGACGGCCTAAAACGTGCATTTAACGAGTATTCGGTGGCGCGATCTCGCAGCTCACTGATACGCTCAACCGCTCTGCGGCTTAGTTCTTCTGCGCTCATTTTATTCTCCGGTAGTTTTGCAGCGGCAGGTCTTTGCCCACCTTCTGCTAGGGTCGGGTGTTCGCGACCGCACTGTTAAAGCACGGTCGCGTTCCCCTGTTACTTGCCGCGTAGCTTATTCATGGCGTGAAGGATTTTTCCTTCAGGTGACATCATGTCTTTGCGAACTTTAGCAGCGCCGCCAGCAGCGCGCTTGATGGGCGTCGGTTCCTTAGCAGGCAGTTGCATTTTTAGAGGTATTTTATAATCTGAACGAACGGGCCCCGGTGCTGGTGGACCAGATGGCGGCGTAGTCGTCGTCGGCGTTGTCGTCGGCGTAGTTGTCGTCGGCGTAGTTGTCTTCGGCGTAGTGGTCTTCGGCGTAGTGGTCCGAGTCGTCGTCGGCGTCCTTCTATTCCTTTCGTCGTGAC